CCCTGGTTCTCGTCATGGAATCCTATAGTTCCACTACCCATGGTTGCGTACAACCATCCGCCAAATCAACCGAAAAGCGTGGGGCGTGACTCCCAACCACAGCAAGCTGTGTTCTTCGCTAACACCCAAACCAAAACCGTGCATAAAGTAAATGCAAAATATTGACTCGGGCAAATTGTTTGACAATTGTGTATCACTCCAACCACCAAAAGGTGATATGATACTGTCCTAAGGAAAAAGTGTCAACGGACATCTGACACTGGAGTACTAATGCAGGAAGTGCTACCCTTACTTTTCCCCTGCATGATGAGCGCTATTGCAGATTCCATAATCCATCTGTAAGATGGCATCACTTGCATCACAACGTAAAGTATACCCTACTTCAGCTGTGGCAAGTATATCTATCAACTCGTCTATCTGCGACTCATCGAGGTGGTATCGCCTGCAGATGCTATGCATGCAAATTTCTTCACACACACCATCTGACAACGATGCGACCGCACCACTATTATACACTGGTTCCTTTCCCCCGGAGTAACGGGAACGCAACCAGTGCATAAGCCTATGATTTCCTGCATATCTCAACCCTAAGACCCAACTACGCATAAACGAGTCTATTCTAGGGGGGAGGGGCCCGGATCCCGGCAAATCATAGGACTTCTGACCATATGCCCTCAAAATAACACCCAAATTCAAGTAAGCGACAGTATTTCCATAAACACTCACACCAGGCGAGCACTTCAAGAACTGCAACTCCTCAAAGGATGTACATATCTGGAGGGAACATGACCAGCCACATTCGTGGAGCCGGCTCTTAACAGCTACAATGGCCTCATCACGGGTAACATTGAAATCAAAACCTTCGAAAAGGTAATATCCAATTGACTGTGAAGCAACATTATTCGCTGGAGTAGTAAGCAAAGAGCCGGACAACTCGAATATGTCAACGGGCTGAAACTTCATCTTCCTAGGTCCATACCCCACATGAACGGGTAATGTATTTTGATGAATTAGTTTCTCCATGTGTATCTTGTGGGAATCGGGTACGCACGTAAGCAAACTGTCAAAGACCGATCGCGACGCAGAGGCATCGCAAGCAGAAATATCGCAGTTCACATACAAACTTTCCCCATTCCCAAGCAATATTGAAAAAGACATGTCGTCAGAATGATATAAAAACATACTGGTAGTCTGCATTTTTGTAAATAGGTGACTAAGTAACGTCATACTTGGTGACTTGACGTATACTATTGGTGTATGAGATGACGTATATAACACATTGACTGGCTCTGACCAGGATTCCTTCAAACGATCCACAATCCATCCAGCTCGTATTGAGGCAGCTGCTGATAAATCTGCAGTTGTACGCGCAGGTTTCTCCATGTCCGCCTTAGCAAATTCCAACATCTTAAGATTAATTCTCGCAAACTTACAATCAAAAGCGTCATCAATGCAATCAACCCTCCCCTCCTCAGCCAATCGTATATAGGCGTTAATACGGAGTTTCTGTTTTGGGTGCTTCTTATAAGCCTCAGTCCTAAGATACTCGATCCAATGACTATTGGATAACACACGATCAAGGCAACTAGACATTTGCTCATAGAAATCCCTAAGAACAGGATTTTGTAACCGAACAAGCTGTAAAGCATGTAGCCTAGCAACGCCGACTTTGTCATGGAATAATCGAAACAAAGCAAAACCCAGTGTACGCTCAGTAAGGCGTATAACCCGCCCGTTGTGCCGGAAAGCATTCCAAATGGTGCGATAAGAATACTTATCACCCACAATAGCTCTCCGGTACGGTTGCACACTGAAGTTGCCGGATTCCATGGCATCCCTGGCAGCCTCATTCTTGGCCAGAAATAATCCATTGTCCACAAAGTCAAACTCCCTGGTATCGTCATCATCTTTAAGCAGAAACACCCCAGTATAAAGCTGAGGAGGGCCAGTGCGTTTAAACACCCGAATGGTGGTCTCTGGACTATAATGGATAAGGACTTATTCTGCTCATACCGATTGAACAAAATCTTCTGCTGAACCAATGAAGGTAACAACCTCAAGGGTTCCAAATCGTCCATATCCATCATATTCTCCTTGGAGATTTTCTCGTGATAACCATTAGCTTGAAAGAACTTAGTGGCCATAAACTCATAAGTTGAGCTTTCAATCATTTTCCCTTGCGGGTTATGCGATGAAAGTTTTATGTATAATGGCCGGAACAAATTCATATCTACAGTAACTTCTTCGTACTGGACAAATCCCATGTTCCATTTATCACTAAATGGAAGCACATAAAATCGCTTGTCACTATACTCAAAGAACCTAAAATACAATTTCATAACTTCAAACTCCGGTTCCAGCTCGAGAATCACCTCCTTCTGCTTTCCACCACCCCCCCCACCTCCTTCCTTCTTCTCCGGTACAGGTTCTGAGACCTGCTCTGACTGATTGTCTGTATCATGAGAATACTTACATTTGTCTCCATACTTGCATTTTCCACCCACAAAAGAGTTACACTTAGAACTCGATCTTTCATGTGAAAACTTGCACTTACTACGAGAGCATCCTCTAGAACTCCAAAAATCATTACAGAGTCTCTCCTCTACATACCCGCCCTTCTTCTTGTGCTGACCACTACTACTATTACTGTTCTTACTTTCTATCTTCTTATTGGCAGCATGGGTTCCACCCTTGCCGTTAGATCCAGAAAGTGAAACTTTCAAACCCAACTCGGCAAGGTCGTCACTATTCGTCCAGCTACCATTATTACCACATATCTGGGACCCATAATATGAATTATATATTAACACGTACATAAGTATAAGAGCGTTACAGGCAATAAGACAGCAAACAAACAGATTTGGCTTGTTGCGTGAAGAATGTATCTCTACGATAATGGGCTCTATAGCCTCCAGGTCCGCACGGAACCTGGACATGGTGCTATCGTAGGAGTAGATTTCGGACTCGAGATCATCGACCCTAACACTCAACTCTTCTACTAGCAACCTATCACTAGCGCACATCCTCGGATAACCAAGGACCTCTGTATCATCATCAACCGCACCCCACCCAACTGTCTGCTGCCTTCTAAGAACTGGCCTATCAAACCACTCTACGTCATCACTATTAGTGTATGACCCATTATTGCCATTAATATGGCTATCTCTAATACTATATATATTATTATTAATCCAAGGAAAACCGTTAATAAAGCGTAATGCACCAGCTTCTCTCAATACTGGTGCTACCATAATGACTACACATCTATCAGTGACAAGAATACCGAGCACCGTATGGAATAGGTTACCCCTGCAGGTAACCCTACGATGATCAGCTCCGATAGATGGTAAAATCAACTCTTCTCCATCAAAGCCCAATGCGTTGTACAACTCACAACTAGTGCTGGGTAACACATAGCTGATCACAGAAAGTACACGCATGCCTTCCTGCCTGTTGATTTTCGTGGCCACAGGCTGCCACGGTGCACGAGAAAACTCTAGCATTGTTGAAAATGTGAGTTTCCTCTGTCCGGTTAACCGGTTACAAACTTTGGATATCTTGTCTGCTGCGAGGACGCAGCAAATAGAGTTGTCCAACCTAGACCTAGGAACAATCATGATCCTCCTTCAATCAGGTGGGCTGAAGTCTGTAAAGCAATTAACCATCTTAAGTATCCAATTACGAAACCAATTCACTGGGTGTGGGGAGTCCGAAGATTCAACCCTCACCCGATAATGACCATGTTTTATGTGGTAATGTCAATTACCGCAACCCAAGCCAATGGGTAGATACCCTTTGATAACGCTGGTGGATCAGCGACGTACTATATACAAGGTATGAAATCATATATACCAGAAAACCCGAACAAGCCAACCTCATTGCGCTAATAACATGTAGGCAACAAAGCATAACTATTAAATCAAGGTCTCTAGCTTTTGATAACGCTGTAAAGTCAGCGACGTACTATATGCAAGGTATAGATATATGCAAGATATGAAATCTTATTTTTGTTGTTTTTGTTGTCTTCTAATTTTTATGTCTTTGTTATAATGATATAATATATATGTATATAATAGTACTATATAAACCGAAAGGGGCGGGGTGTAAAGCCCAACCACGGGAAACCCCGTGTTCTTCCCATTACCCCCCAATTAAGTGGGGGTAACCGCATAAGCGCGTGTTTGACTAATTATTTGTTTGACACTGAGTCTTTACAACTTAATTAGGAGACCCAAATGCGTTAACAGTGGGTGGGATGTTGTAATTACCTACAGATACAATGTCAATGGAAACATTACCATCAGGAATGCCATTAACAACGTACGCAAAGGTCACACTAATAGTCCCGGAACTAGAGGCCTGGACAAACTGGTGTGACCCTGACATCGTAGTCAGAGCAAGTGTAGGTTGTGGGGTGGTAGCAGGATCAATCTTACCAGAAATACCACCAACAACAAGCGCACAATTCACATAAGTAAGGACTGGATTTGTTGCAGTGGTTGCAGCACCACTCCAAAAACAGTTGAAACTAAACACATCACCTGCTATACATTTCGGAATGGTGATTGTGCTGGTCCCAACTGTCGCATCAGACAATGAACCAGAACGGCTCAAGGTAATCAAATCAGCCGTACCAAGTGGATTGGCTTCTGTTGTAGTTCCACGTTGCACTTGCAACGTCCCAAATCTACTCAAAACAAGGAAGGGACGTGACAAAGAGACATCGTAAGTAACCCACAACTCTCCCACCACTGAATTAACGGGGAAAGAGCTACCAGGAGCTGTAGCAAATTGAAAAGTGCCAATGTCAGTTGTAGTAAGGGGTAGGTCAGAGAGACCGCTCCTTACATAATAACAATTCTGAGCATTAGTACCTTGGGCACACTCCAACCCGTACATAAGACTTTTGTCAATACGAGTAGAAATAGCACAATTTGAATTCTCCATGGCGAACTTGGAAGCGAAGGCGGGGACGGAAGCGTTATACTCAGCGCCAGCAATAACTGAACCTAACGAAGAAGTTGTGATGTATGGTGAGGCTGTTGAAATAAACTCAAAAACCAACCCGTGAAAACAGTACATCTCAAAATTGTCAGCAATCTGGGATAAATATGGAAAACTGGTCTTAATACCAGGGTTAATGGCAAAGGCATTGTTGTTGAACGTACCGGCAATAGCGCCGGTGGTAATATCACCAAGGAACTCACGGTGTTGCAACCTAACGGACGTGCCATCAGTCGAACTGAACGATGAGGTAGGGTTCCCAGCACCCTTTATGAGGCTATTCACTGAAACTTCGTTCATTGTATAATCCCCTGACCCCATCAACCGCGAGATCCTACGTCCCACTTCTGAACCAATACCTCTACCAACTCCGGTATAAGCACCTAACGCTCCACCTCCGCCTATAAGAGCTCGCTTCATGAGTGGTTTAAGCTCATTCTTCAAACTCGCCATCATTGGCTTAAAGTTGTAAGCACCAGACCCTACAATTTGCTTGGATCTGGATTTGGTTTGTTTTAGCTGTTGTCTCAGCTTTTGTGTGTTTGTTTTAGTAAGTCGATGAATTCGGTGATCGGATGACTCAATCCTTTCACCTAGACATTTGTCCTCAGCTTTCATTCTGTGACCTATGGTAATGACACCACAAGTAATTTCGACACTACATCGGGTATACTTACACTCTCGCACCCTGTCAACCTACTAAAATACTCGTAATGGCTAAAGTAGACCCCGAATCGTGCACCGTCAACATCTTTCGACGGTATCGGGCATCGCCAACTCTAACCATAACGGCTACGTGTTTAAAGTCAAAATGACTCACCATATCGGGTAAACCCATGGCGGCCCTAACTACAACGTGATTTACGGACTAAGATCACATTGCCCCAATATCCATGAGGTGGACCACAGTTACAACCTAGCCCTATTAGTTTCTCTAAAACCAAAACTAAAGAACTAGGTAAAAATTGTCC